TTGCTCTTAGATTTCCCGCATAATGATAAGTTCCCGTAATAACATCTCCATCAAGTACCTGTTCTATATATTCGGCATATTCACTCCCGTTTACTACTGTTATCGCATATCGTGAATTAGGATTATGGCTAAGGAGAAATGTTATTGCATCATTTTCACTATTTCCACTATCAGTATTTATTACACCTGTAAATGATCTTGCTCTTCCCATGTAATCTGGATTTAAAAAAACACGCTCACCTTTTTTAAGCTTATTACGTATTGCCGGATCCATGTCAGCTATCATTTTTGTTGTAACATAGTATACTAATTTCCCGTTGCTATAAGCTCCAACAGCAGTTCCCGTCCATGTGTTTCCTGTAAATGCCATTCTTGGAGATTTGTATAAATCATGTGCCTTTAGAGCTAATACATTAGCCTCCCTAACCAGAATAGATTCCATTTTCTGTCTGATTATATCTTTTGCCTTTGCAAAACCCCTTTCCAGCGCTTCTCTATTATTCCCCATAATGCTAATTCTTTACAACATCTACATAAATATGCATGCCTTTGGTAATAGTTCCATCAAGACTTGTAATGTTATTGTTTACATCTTTTTGATATACTCCTTCAGTATTACAATGAGTTATATTTGTCACTTCCCAATCTGAAACAACGCCTCCCATTTCTGAAATTCCGTCATTTACGATTACAGAATCTCCGAATTTTACCATAACCTCCAATGGAAGTGACAATATCCATTGTGATGTATTTGCAGAATTTGAATTGTTTTGATTATTGAATTTATTCAATTCTTTTCTGCAACTTCCATTATATAAAAGAATAGTGTTGGTAACTCCATCTTGGATGTCTCCTTCAATTCTTCTTATTATACAGCTGTGTGGAAATCTCGGATTACTCATATATTACTAAATTTTAGAATGTTACTATCCTTAACAAATTAGTAGCTTTCTTTTTTTCTCCATATTTATCATAAATGTATTCGGCCATAGCATTTAATCTCCGCGCATCATAAGCAGAATGTTGCGTTCCTCCCGATTCAAGAGTCCAACCACCATCAGCTTCTTTTTTTGATGATATTGTACTTGGAGTAGATGCACAATAAATATATAGGTCTGCTGTGCACAATTCGCGTAATTTTATATTTGTATCAGGATCTGCATCTAAAGAATTTATATCCGTATTACTTGCTATACCTCTGTCAATAAGAATACCTGCGATGGCTTCATCGGGTATATTATACCCGACTTTGCCACGCAAATATTGTTCTATGGTAAATATTGGTTCCATTAAAAATTAACCTTGAATAGTTACATAATACATCCATTTGGTCTTGTTCGGTACTGGCATTCCTGAAAATTCAGATTTTACAACCATACTCATACTTTCTGGATAGAAAATTGAGCGAAGTAGCGTACGGCCACCATCATACCAACCTATTTTTGCACCTGGCATATCAATAGCGAAAGGTTTACCAAATTGGCAATCTCCAATAGCACCATCAGGTACATATACCATAACACCATCCTTGAAAGAATTTAAGTTAGTGTATTCTACTTTCTTAGTAGTGGTATTAAATTTCTCTATTTGTGCAATATGGTCTTTTACGATGATTGGAGCTCCGATTATCCTAGATATATATGCTATCATATCATCATCAGTTGCCTGTTGTGAAAGTAAGGCCAAATTTGTAGTGTCTGTATACCTTGCGGAGGTGTACATATCTCTCCAATATTTCATGGAAATAAGAGCCTCTTTTGTTCCTTTGCTTATTTCCCAATGTCCAGTAGGGCAAAAATCAATTGTTTCTGCATTTTTCTTAACATTACGTAATACTTGCATAGGAATAATTGATCCACTTACAATTTCTGCAGATTGTACGACATTTCCGTCGCTTACTGTATACCAAACAGATGAAATTTTATTTTTTTGTGGAACGCCAAAATCTATTGAAAGAGGAATACCTAATGGACTATTGTCTCCATTAATTATTAAATTTGCCATATTAGATACAAGTTGGTTCCTCATGTAAAGAACCGTATTGTAATTACCTCCTAATAGAGAATCATTAGACATAAAAAATAGATTCATTATTGTATCTACAATATCTGTATCTAATGCGCCTAAACGTTGAGCCAACTGTAATTTTTCCCTGACCGTTTTCTTGCTTAATGGGACCTCATGTTTGAATGTTGGTAAATTACCCATGTTAAGAGTAAGGCCATCTGTACTCTTCGTAGGACCATCAGAATCTATGTCAACATGTGCTGCCAATGTATATGGCCTGATAGTTGCATTAAGTTGTTCCCATTCGGAATCAAGCGGAATATTTGGGTTAAGAGGGAAACCCTCTTGCGCGAACGTTTGATCTGCATTATATTTTAATGCAAACATATCATCCAAATATTTTGTAAGTGAACTTCCGCTCACATCATCTTTAAATCCCAAAGCTGCCAATCCTTGGCTTATTACGTCATAAAATTCATAACTTCTTGTAATCATAATCTAATCCTCCTTTCTAATTATGCCTCTCGAACAAATTCTATCATTGGAAGTTGTGCTTCCACACTTGAAGGAATACCATTTGTTACTCGGTCTGCATAAATACGTCCTTCAAAACATACCGTTGCCGTTGCTTGGATTATTCCATCTGGTATAGCAATATCTTCCGCTAATAGCCCATTAACCTTTGAAAGGTTATCCGTATCTGTTGCAAGAACAATCTTTACCTCTGCTCCTGGCTTAGTGTAAATACACATTGTTCCTGCTCCTAGAACTGTTCCTGCTGGATATGCAGAGACATCTACCCATCCTCCCCCTTGCTTGTTCCTGCCCTTTCGAGTCCAAACAGGGAAATTTCCTCCAATACTACCGCTAGTCATCGCGATAACATTGTTTGTTTGTCCTAATTTTTGCATTTTGTTTTTGTTTTAAAAAATTTACTTTTGAGTATTAGGATTGGGCAATTTTCCTTCTTTGATAAGTTTCTGCTTATAAGCTTCACGTCTTGCAATTGCTGTCTTCCCATCTGCTTCTTGAAATTTGAAATCATTTGTAAAACCAGTATTGGAAGACTGTCTTCCGTTTTCCTTGAATAAAGCATCATACTTTTCTCTGATTGTTTTAACCGTGTCAGATACAGGCCTATTAACATCTATTACTCCTTTAGAATTAGCAATATTTTCAAAATAGATCTTATCATATACGACACCGTTTTCCTTAAGCTCATTCTTAAATACTCCTTCCACCTGATGCAGATAATTCTGTTCTTCAAGAGCTTTATCTCTTGAATCTAACATATTCTGCATTTCCATTAACTTGGCATTTTGGCTTTCTTCAAGAGCTTTGATCCTAGCTTCAATGTCATTAGTGAATGGTTTTGGTTGTTCAATTGGACTTGGTTGTTCAATTGGCCCATGTGGTTTTTCCACCTTGTAGTTCTTTTTGAACTCATCTATTTTCCCTGCTAAATCATGATCGTAATTGCCGCTTAAAGATTTAAGGACACTGGCATGCTTCGTAAAATAAGCATCATCAGGTTCTGAACCTTCAGGTAATAAATTGTTGTTTACGTAATCTGAAATAGTTCTTTGTGACAAGCCGGTTGTTCCGACTTTTCCAATTAATGTGGAAATGATTTTTTCAGTCTCCATTTTTTCTATTTTTATGAATGAATATTATATGTTTTTATTATAATTATCTATATTTACAACTATTCACGTGGCAAATATAGTGCATAATTATTCAATAACAAAGAAAAAATGAATATTTTTTGAATATATATTCACAATAATATCTATCTTTGCGAATAAATATTCATTTATATGTTCGAAGGATGTAAAATTGATCCAATTTTAAAGACAAAAGATGGTGGTGAAGTTTATTCTTACGAATACATCAGCTATTTAAGGGAGGAAGAGGAGAAATGTCATAATCCATATATTGTTATGCCATTAAAAGGATGCCAAGAAAAATTTCTTTCTTCTAATGCTAATATAACTATCTATGGAGGAAAAAGAGGTGGAGGAAAAACAGGAGGACTTATCCTTGAAAATCTAAAAGATTACGATAATAAAAATTTCAATTCAGTTATTTTCAGAAAAGAGATAAATGACTTGGAGACGATAGAAGCTCAATCTGAAAAATTTTTCGCTCAATTTGGTACTTACAACAAATCAAAAAGCGACATGACTTGGAATTTTAAATCTAGTGCAACCGTAAAACTCACATATTATTCTGGATCTTTTCAAGATTTTAAAATACGATTTCAAGGACAGGAAATCCCATGTATTGAGGTTGATGAAATTACGCAGATGGAAGTTGAAAAATTTAAATATATACTTACAGACTGTAGAAATCCATATTCAATACCTAACAGATTCTTCGGTACATGTAATCCAGACCCAGATTCATGGGTGGCGAAATTTATCGATTGGTGGATTGGCGAAGATGGTTATCCAATTCCTGAAAGAAATGGTGTTATAAGATATTTATTCATGGGTGGAGATGATGTAAAAGGCATTTCAAATATTTCATGGGGTAATACACGCGAAGAAGTTTATGAGAATAATAAGAAATTAATTGATGAGCTTTATAAACCATTTGAGAATCTCAATTTAGGAATATCAAAGCTTGAGATGTTTATTAAATCAGCTACATTCATAGAAGGTAAACTCGAGGAAAATACAGTACTTCTTAAATCTAGTCCTGAATATGCTTCGAATTTAGCAAATCAATCTTTGGAAGATATTGAAAGAGACTTAAAAGGAAATTGGAAATATAAGACAGTAGGTGATGACCTGATAAATTATGCAAATATGGAATCGTTCTTTTCAAATTCATTCCAATTTGGAGATAATAGAAGGAGGTCGTCATGCGATGTCGCTTTTGATGGAGGAGATAATTTAGTATTATATCTTTGGATAGGTAATCATATTCAAGATGTATATACATGCTCAGCAACATCAAAAACAGTATTGAATAATGTAAAAAACAAACTTGAAGAATGGAGAGTTTTAGAAGAGGACTTCACTTATGATTTAAGTGGTATTGGCCAATCTTTTAAAGGGTTTTTCCCACATGCAGTTCCTTTTAACAATAGAGAAACTGTAGACGAAAAATATAAAGGGCAATATGATAATATAAAATCACAGTGTGCATATCTATTTTATCATGCTTTGAATAATAAAGAAATATCTATAAATCCGGATATACTTAATTTAAAGTTTAGCGGGAACGGATATAGTAATATGAAGCTAAGTGATATTTTAATGAAAGAACGTAAAGCAATTAAAAAAGATATAGATAATTCTGATAAGGGATTCTGCATAATAAAGAAAAAAGTCATGAAACAACTTGTTGGGCATTCTCCGGATTTTATTGAAGCAATGATAATGAAATTCATATTTGAAATTAAACACAAACATAAACATATAACAGGATTAGGATGGCTGTAAAATTTAAAGTAAGGGACTTGATGCGGAAACGTCCTTTTACTAAAATTTCTCCGCATACATCAACTCATTTATTTGAGACTAATGATTTGAATGGATCTGAATATATAGATGCAAAACCAGCTTATTATATTATAACGCAAGCAGACTATATGAGAGAATTAGATCCTAACGGACATAAAATTTATGATGAGACATTTTATCCGGATAAGATTAAAAAAGTTGAAGAAGAAAAAACTCTTCTAGATGGTACTAAAAAGACTATAACTAAATATTATAAGCAAAAAATAATTAGGGTTGGATTCCCTCTGCAACAATTAGTTAAAAATCAACAAGTAATACATCTCTGTGGAAATGATTTGCACCATGAACTTAATGAAGATGCCAGCGATGATATAACAAGTAAGTTATATAATGAATACAAACATGGATGGTTTGAACATGGTCTAGACTCAAAATGGTTTAAATTCTGTGATAGTTTTAAATCAGTTGGAGACGCTGCAATGACGTTTATGATAGGTGGTGATGATAATCTGTTAATTAACACTTATTCGTTTTTAGATGGAGATACTCTTTTCTATACTAAAGATCCTTTAACTGGAGAAGGAAAGTATTTTGTTAGAAAATTTGAGGATGTTGATACAGATGGTAATACAACAGCTTATTATGCGCAAGTATGGGATAACGAATATATCTATCTATTTAAACGTGGAATATCAGGAATATCAGGAATAATCAATACAATAAAAGATAGAATTGGGCTTGATGGATATTCTCTTATTAATGCAGTTGCACATGGTTATACAGAACTTCCCGTCGCATATTATAGGTCTAAAGAAGGTGCATGTTGGTCTCCAGTGCAAGATTGTATTGATATGTATGAATTGGGATTCTCTCATTTATGCCAAAACAATTTGGCATTCGCTTTCCCAATTTTAAAAATGAAGGGAGAAGACATTCAAATTCAAGGAGATGAAATGGATGGAGCTGTAAAAGGATTTTTTGTCGGACAAGATAGTGATGTAGATTATCTAAAAGCTCCGGAAAGTCCAGAAAGTTTTAAATTACAGCTTAATACATTACTTGATAATATATTTATGGGAGGAGATGCTACTAAAACTCCAGAGCCGAAAAGTGGAGATACACCGGGTGTGTCTGTAAAACTTTATTTTTTCCCATCAATAAGAAGAGCAATGAAAGATGCAGCAGAACTTAGTGATACACTTAAAACTATAGATAGACTATTCAAATATGGATATGGAGTAAAGATAGGGAAAGTATCTCAATTAAGCTCATTAAATACATTGATTTGGGCTGTTCCTTATGTTCCGCAGAATGAACAAGAGAATATAAATAATATTGTTCAAATGGTTGGCGCAGGTATTTTATCGAAAGAGACTGCATGTGAAACTACTGGGTATGCTTCTTATGATGAGTTAGAACGTCTTTCAAAAGAACAGAAAGAATCCGAACAATCTGACATGCTTACGCAACTTAAGAAGAAGCAACAGCAAACTGTTGATATTGCAAATTCAAAGGCACATACCGCAATCGAGCAACAAAAATCAAATTCCGAACAAACGGCAACAAATAAATAATGGAAGATTATATATCACAAGCAAAGGAATATCTGTCACAAAGATTATCGGCAGAAATATCATTTCAAAATAATCTTGAAACATTATTTGATGATTATGCTTCAAAGTTGGTAGACATTTCCTTTGCTTCAAATATTAATCCAGATTATTTTAACTTCTCTTATAATGACGATATTAAGGATAAAACAGACGCTCTTATAACTGATATGCTTAATGATGTCATTGATTACACAGAAACGCTTTCAATATCCACTCATACAGAAAACGAAGATAGAATATTGGCATATATCAATAAAGATATAGACGGAAATAATTTCTATGGAAGAGCAAAAGAACGTGTAGAAATATATAAAAAAGAAATTGAGGGGATTATTTCAGCAGGTTTATTAATAGGAACTTCAAAACTAAAAATAAAACAATCCATTAAGATTTATCGTAAAATGCCATATCAAAATCCAATATTTAGAGAAGCAATAAAACTAAACAAAGGAAAATCTGAAGCTATAATAGAAAAAGGGCTCCATTTTGGAGTTGGAATAAGTAATTTATCATTCAATTCAATAAATAGGTTATGTAGATTCACAATAGGAGATTCATGGCAACAAAATTGGTATGATGAATGGGGAGAAAAAGGGGCAATCGGCTATAATGTAATTACAACTTCTGGAGCATGCGGAGATTGTAGCACAAATGCAGGATTTCATTCTGATGGCAACCTTCCTATGTATCATCTAAATTGCAGATGTATAGCGATACCGGTATTTTCTAAAAATTAAAATACTTTCTTTCTTGTTTGTTATGATAATTCAGTCCGTCATTCGAGAGAACAGCGGACTGATTTTAAATTTATTTTTTGGATCCTTTATGTTTTGGTCCTTTCTTTTTATATAATATATCTGGATGATCATCTTCTTTATCTAATGTTAGATCATCTTCTACAACATGAACAAAATATCCATGGCAGTTTACACAGTATATATTATTACCGATATTTTCAACTATAGTACCTCTCGAAGGATTACCGGAACATAAAAATTTTACATCATCTCCTTTTTTGAATTTACTTTCCATCTTTTTCATATTTTTTAAGTTCTTCCTTTATTTCATATTCTCGCTTCATGTCAGAAAGTATTTTCTGTTCTTCCTCATCAGTAATAGTTGGTGCGTCACCTCCATGATTCTTTTGATATTCAATCATTAGTTTATTAAATTCTACGAGAAAATCTACAGGCATTACACTAGTTCCAAATCTATATAAAATAGCTATTAGAGAATGTATATATTCATTTCTCATTTTAATCTCTTGTTTTTCAGGATCACGTTTAGATGTATCTTTCAATAGTCCAAACATAAATGTGCTTTCATCTACTCGCATTCTCCAATTATTGCTGGAAGATCTTATTTCGATAAAAGACATGTGACCATTTTTTTCGCATATTCCATCTACGATGAAATTTACGTAACGCATTAATTCTTTCCTTGTGATGTTTTTACTCATAATTATTATTGCTTAACTTTTTCTATCTTTTGATAAAACAATTTTTCTTTTACAGATTTCTTTATATTGTTTAATAGCCTGATATTTTCCTTCATTTTGCTATTCTTCCATTTTTTGATAATAGTATATCCTCCGAATACACAGTCAACGCAAATAGGTAGAATTTTATTGTATTTATCTTTTATATATCCATCATGTAAATCATGCCATTGCTGATTAAAAAAACCCTCACTATTATGCTCGATCAATAATTTGCATGTAACTCCCACAACCACGTTTTTCAAATAATTATCTAAAGCAAAACAAATATCATAATAATGGAATCCTTCAATATTCTCATCAAATCTTTCTTTTATTCTGCTTTTTTTGAAAGCAATAAACATCCCGTCAATAGTAGTACTTCTTACATAATCATCGTTAATAAATTGAGGAGAGAAAATAAGCAATGAATTTGATTTTGCTTGTAATTTATAATTCTGTATTAAGCAACCAAGTGCTACGGCATTTTTACCCAGCCAACCTTCTCCGTCAAATTTATTGCTTCCAACATTCCCGATAATAGCCAATTCTTCATGTCTATCAAAAATATCATTTATAATGATACCCCAGTTATTTGTAAGAATGTTTATATCATTATGACATAATACAATCAAATCATTTTCAGATTCTTCTATGACCTCATTATAAGCCTTACATATAGAATCATATCCTATCATAGGAAATATATCTATATCACAACCGCAATTCTTAGTAATTTTTTCTTCAAAAAATTGCTGATCATCTTTTTGGCTACAATATCCCAATGTAATTCTCATAACAAATAAATCACTGATTATATCCAATATACCAATTACCATTGTTGGCATTCTCAAACTCCTTACGCTGAATAGGTATGTTCATTTTGATGTATTTTTGTTTTTCCTCGAATGTCATATTTCCCAATGATTGTTCCGAGAACATATCTTTTGCATGGATATACATATTCATCCATAAAGGGAAGGGGTAACCACTTAATGAAAATGCTTTATAAACTCTAATAGAATATAATACATCTTCCCATCCATATTTTATATATTCAGGATTATAATATCCAACATTTTCAATACATTTTCTATCAAAAAAATAATAGGCGCCAATATAGGGAGAGTCAAATATCAGAACGTCTTTTCTGGCTGAATTTACTTTCGCGTTTTTGAAATCAATTCCACCTAAATAATGCACATCATTCTCCTTTGCCCAATTAATTATTTTATCTGCCCATCCGCCAATTACCGGATAACAATCATCGTCAAACAAGAAAATGTAATCAACTCCTTCATTATAAAATTTATGAAGTAACTCGTTTTTTACAAATGCAGCTCCTTTTCTATCTTTATCGATAAAAACTTCGGCTCCATCAATCTTCTCTAATGGCCTTATGCCACATGTTATTATTCCTGTTTTATACATCATAGATCTATTATTCTTTTACTATTTCATCAGGAGAAGGCATTTCCTCCAATCTAATGGCTTTTATTGTTTCTTTACCCTCTAATATGGCTTTGCATAAACGATGAAAACCATCTGCAATGCATCCTTCATCATCAAGTATTACAGGATAATCAAGAGATGTATCATTAACCCTTTTGCATTGGTAAATGAACGTTTTCAAATTATCACAATCAAAACATTTCTCACCAATATCTATACACCATAAAGGCATATCTTGTATTGGATAATCCTTAGCTTTTGCAAAATCATATAAAGTTTGAGCCTTCCATATAGAATCACCTCTTTTAAATTGGCTATCTTCAAACTTCATATCTTCTATTTTCACTTTCATAATTAGTCTGTGTTAATTATTTGATATTCTTCTTGTTTCTTAGATACATGGTTGTCATTATGCAATAATTAGCCAAATCCATGAGCGTATCAGAAATACCTTCATCTTTCACTTGAATATCCTTGTTATTTATAAGTGATTTCAACCTCTCCATTTTGTCTGCCATCCTCGTGATCGCAGAAACAAGTCCAAATTCATCAACTGTTTTGTTAAAGCTAGAACCATAATCACTGTTCTTAGCGATGTATGTTTTTTTAATTCATCAATTATAGAATCAAAATCTGAATTTTCATCACATTTTTTCTCTGGCTTATTTAAATCTTCCTCCTCCAGATCCAAAGCTAATTTACGGACTCTTTCTGCCCAAATTTGATCTCCATCAGGTCCACCATATGTGTAATAATCATTAAGAACGGTTGTATACGTACTATTTCCAGCAAAAATCCAATAGTCCAGTTTTTCTATAGAAATAGGATGGCCTAAAATATTTTCTATTGCTTTTATACAATATTTGCTATAAACTTCTATGTCTCTCATCTTGTTAGTTCTTTATGTATTTTTTCTTTCACTTCTTCACTAGCATCCTCCATCAGCATGGCAATAGAATTTCTTAAATCAATATAATGTTGATTAAGATTTGGGTCAATGGAAACAAATATAGGGAAATCATCGGCAGAAACGTTTTCTGTCATATAATCCTCTATTTGTCCAAGCAATGTTCTAAGAGCAACATTCTCTCTAACAATTCGTTCAATTAATTCTTCCATATTATAATTATTTTAAATATTGTTTTTCTCATCATTTTGTTCAATTCTTTTTTTTCTTGCCTCAATATAAAGATTACAACGAGGACAATTAATCGGCATATAATAGTGTACCAACTTATCCTCATTTCTATTTTCATCCTGCTTCATCTTTTGCAAATCGGCAATCTTAATTAATATATCAGTTTTTTCTTTTGGTGAAATAGTATTTTTATATTGTTCGCCCAATTCATTTAAGATACTATCCTTACTAGTTATATCTAATGTGTCTTTTTTCGTTTTCCTTGATTTTATTTCCGGTTCTACATTCCTGCCTTTCATATTAACTTTCGTAAGAATGTCTATCAAATCACGGATACCCTTCTTACTTTTAATCAATCTACTGGCTTCTTCGTCAAGAGTTTTCTTATTTGACGCATTGTTTAAATATATTACAGAATATGCCTCTGCCTGATCTGCTCCGGCAGCTATAAGCATAGACATATATGCTTCCTTTTCTGTAAGAAGGAAGGACTTCATATATCCAAGAGTCGTTTTAGAAATTGCTATCATTTTTCTTCATATACTTTATAACAGTACCCATTACTGCAACGTTTATATTCATATCCTGCTTCCAACATCAATACTTTGAAGGCATGACGCTTAAATGGATCTATACCTTTCGATTTACACCATTTTCCATACATCATCTGTAGGAATTTTGCACTTTCCCAATGATATTTTTTAGTAGATGTCTTAGTCGGAGATGAAAACATTGGAGCCTTATTAATAGTCTTCTCATGCATGAACTGTACAACATTTGATACGGTCTTATCCTCATCATGATAAAACAATTCAACATTCGGACATTCAGTATATCTGTAACCATTTAGGATGAACCTGTCTCGACCTTCAACAATCCAATTAAATATTCCACTATATTCACTGGCCAAAGAAGTAGATAGCAAAGGGTTTTGTTTCTCAATTGGTATTGTAACATCAAATGGCAAAATCATCAATCTCCTACGCATGCCATTTGACCAATTCATGAATGTAGGCAACTTATTACAATTCGTCATTAATAACGGTATGTCATAAGCCGTGAAGTTATTCCCATATAATGCACGAGCCTCCATTGGCTCACCAGAGATTAATGCCTTAAGCGTATCATTCTCCTTCGTAATGTTCAATGCATTTATTTCAGAACAGTAATTCAACCGCTTACCATTAATAAACGCTATATTCTTCTTACGTTCAGTTCCTGAAACCAATGCCGATATTCCAAAATTACTCACATTTGTTGGACCAAAAAGACCAATTACAGTATTAAATATAACACTCTTACCATTAGCACCATCTCCTTTCAATATGAGCATGGTTTCAAGTTTAGCCTTCCTCCTGTCTATAAATACTGTACCAAGAAATTCCTGCAACAAATTCTGATATTCTTCATTCGGCAATACTTCATCTAAAAAATTTTGCCAATTAATACATGTCGCATCAGAATCGAAAATATAAGACATCTCTGAAAACTGCACTACATCACTATTTATCTTCTTTGAAAACCTTTTCGTGTCTAAATCCAACCAACCATTTTCAAATACTACCTTTGACGGGTCTGGATGCAATGTCTTACTGTACATCATATTTAACGCTCTTCCAAAAATAACGGAGGCATATGTGTTGAAGTCTTGCACCCTTAACCCCAAATCCCTCCAGAGTTCGTACAAAAGATTCTCACAATCAGACTTCGACATGGACTCATATATCCTTCCTGTGAAACAATAAGCCAAACCATCAAACATCGCTATAGAGGACTTCTCAACCGCATTCCTGACAAGTTCCAATGCCTTTCCAACAACAGCCCTTGGCTCGCCTCCCTCCGCAGTTATTTCATGCAACGCGTCGTCACTGATAAGATCAATTAACTCCTTCTTCGCTTTCCTGTATATAAAATCTCTCACTACTTTATGTATTACATGCGCAAATATAGATATGTTATTTTTATATGCAAAATATTTTACGTACTTTCATCAAATTTATTCACTTTTGCAAATTATTGCAATTCAATTACATACAACGAAGTGTGAAAAAATGTTTCCATTTGCTACATTCATAAAGCATTGTAATACTTTTACTTAAATTAAAAATGTGAACTTTTTTGATGATGAAATTTCCTATATATTTTTTTCCTTTCTTCTTTTTCTTATCTTTTTCTATCTTTCCTTCATTTCTACATATAAATTATTAATATTCCCTTTACTACAAAAGAACTGGACATAATCCATAACTATTGAAAATGATTCATCATTCATGAACTTATTGACAAGTCCCAAACGAAATGTTAAATATATATTAATAAACAATAGGGCACGAAAGACCGAATGAGAGATATATCAAGTCTCAAAAAAAATAAAAAAATTTTGATCGGGACTGAAAGGGACCCAAAAAATTGCTTCGGTAGGGGGGTGTCCCGACTTTGCTAGAGCTGGATTGCGCGGAATGCGTATTATATGTATAATACTCACGAATATGAGGATCATGAAAATATGGCAGGTTGCATGGCATTATGTCAAGAAACAAAGAGATTTATTCTTTTTGCATAAATTCAACCTTTTCCACAAATAAGTCCCCTCCTCACGACTCCTGTTCCCAGAGTTCTGTTCCCTGTTCCGGATGTTGTCCTTTCATATCTCGTTCATTCTATTCCAGTTAACTGTTAATCTGTTAACAATTAAAGGTGCTTAAGTTATTATTTAATCAATTACATATTTTCGTATCTCTCAAAAATGCCTTAAAATATTTTACAATAGCCTGATTATCAATTAGTTTACAGCGAGTTAAAAACGTTAAAAGCCTTGCTTATATTGAAACAAAGTTGTACTTTAGTGTTCTGAAAGGAGAGATACGGGAGCGTATCTCGGACGCGGTCAACATCGCGCCTGGAAGATTTTGATTCTAAAAAATTAACATAAAGCAGCCGGGGCCGCTCGCGTGTGGGGACCTGAAAAAAGATGAAAGACAACAAGATTATGAAGCAGTTCAGCACTGTCGTTCTCGAGAGTAAACAAAATGTTGCAAAAGCAGCTAGTAATGAAAGTAAGTCAGACAAATTTGTTTCCGGAAAGCAGATGGAAAATTCTGATGAGGAAACAGCGTCTGAAAAAATGAAGAAAGAAATTAGTGAGACATTGAGCGCTTGGAATAAGAGGCACGTATTGAGCGCACTGTTCTCAACCATTTCTGATTCTCAAAGAAACTATTTCATAAGAATCACAAAAAATTGCACAATTTATCCGGTTCGCAAAGACGAGGAGGGCGGAGAAAGACAAATCGTAAATGGTAAGGTATACGTATTTATCCATATACCTGAAAAATTGACTGCTGCAAGTGCGGTAGCAGTATTCAATGCAGTTTCCTCTTATAATCGTGACGAGAACTTCCAGATCTCTCACGCGAAAGAGAACGAAGAGAAAGAAAGGAAAGCAAAGATAAACGCTTTACAAACTGTGATTTCAATCACGAATGATGAAACGGTGAAGGCGCTGCTACAACAGCAGCTCGAAAGCCTCATGAAATAGAGCTGATTATTTTGATCAAATTAATGGCGGTTGCGTTTGTAGCCGCCTTTTTTATGTAATGTTGCCTACAAATAATATTGTGGACGGTCGCAAGCCCGAATAAAAACAGAGCGAATAAAAAAGAAGTTGAACAACTTAATAAAAAATAGATTATGGAACAGAACGTTTTAAAAAGGTCTTATGAGTACCTGCTGAACAAACTTATTACGAAAGGCTCTTTGAGAGCTGATCAAATGGATGTATTAATTTACCTCTCAAAATTAAAATCTATATGATCATGAAATACAATAAGGACAATGAAGCTATATTGCAGAATACCTGCAATGACATTAATAAGAAATACAATATCGATATAAGTATTGAATATAAGAATAATCAGCACGTTATTGTTTTTTGTAATGGACATTCAAGCATTATCCCTTATAATTACGATTGCGCACACGGTATTTTGCAAGGCATTAATTTGATATTGCAAGCTAATAAAAAATAATCGTCTGAAAGGACTAAAACAAAAAAACGATTATGAAAAGTAAAACCATCTCAATTTTAGCCACGATTAATTTTGTGGCTTTTTTATGCTGTATGATCATGCCACTTGAATTTTTGGATTTGAGTGATAATGTATTCACGTTTATTTGGGCGATCTCTGCAATAATATTTTGTTGCACGATAGTTTTTTTGCTTGAATTTTTGTTTAAAAAGATATTTGAGCAATCATGATAACTTTTGATAGTTATTACACAAAAACGAAGGCGACCTTTAAGGGTTGTAAACGACCCAAAAGGGAACCTGACTACGTTTCCAAGAATAGATACGGGTATATTTCTTCTTAATATTGGTATGGAAGAGATAAGCATGGAGAATATGTTATAAGATGTTCAGATCATTGGACGTCTATTAAACATTTCACAAATGAGTATAAAATTACTCAATGTGAACGGATAGCGTCATGTATGTGGCGCATAAAAACAACAAATACCAAGAAAGAAAGAAGTGGTAAATGCTATTTAAAAAATTTTACGTCAATTTCAAATATTGAGCAAAACTATTATTAGTTCACTCATAATTAAAAACTGGCAAAGTACATGTAGAAATCTCGTGTAAAAGTCGAGAAAGGATGGATTTTAGGATTGTTCATGAGTAATTTTACTATCCCGCGGGACCAAGAAAAGCGCATGTACAGATATAAAAAACGGACGGGACGATCCCTTTCTAGTTTACTTGGAACTAGATAAAAATCAAATTCGGCAACGGTTCTCGGGGTGGTTCGATTCCACCCGCCGAACAATATAAACAATTTAAATTTTAAGATTATGACAAAAACAGTTGACGATTACAGAAAGTTAGATTACTTAATTGACGATCTAAACATGTTCGAGATGTTCGGACATAAAAATTGGTTATTAAATAACGACCTGCAAGCACATCTTGCAGAGATAAAAAGATTATCTGAAGAAACGCATAGATAGCTTCCGAATTGGGTACAAAAATATTATTCAATTTAGTAACAATTTAAACGTAGAATTATGGAATGTATTGTAAAAAATAATTCCGTTTCTGGATATTATATCCATAGTGAAAACGAAATAATTCTGTGTCCAAAAACATGGAATGAAGTAAACAAGCGTTGGCTTGAATTATATAAATACATAAAAGGCTATGAAGCTAAAAATAGCCATAAACCTTATACAATCATTTCTACAGAAATAAGGCGTAGGGATATGCTTGTAAAATACATTAAACGTATGAGAAATTTATACTGTATACATCCATTTTAAATAACTTAAAACAAAATAATTATGACAACTAAAATCGTTATTTCTACGGATGACATTACGAATATCCACGAAACGCGTTATGGAATATTTTTTAATATTAAAGGTGCAGGCGCCCGCGAATTTACATGTAATTATGGTGGTTATGTATTTGAATTTATTGTAATTGGAGGTGGCAAACGCCTCGAAATGTCATGCTATTTTGCCACACCATTTTTAGTTCAAATTGTAGAAGAATATAAAAACAACTTAAGATAAAAGATTATGGAGAATATTACAAAGAAAGAATTTAAGAAAATTCTAGAAAGCAAAAAAACTCTCTCATACAGTCTGGGTTTTGGAAAGAAAGGAAACTTAAAGAAATAGCAGAGACTATTTTAAATTTCCCGGAGGAAACATTCCCACTTGCCTTTAGAGAGGCAAAAAGGATCCAAACAAATGCCATCCAATTTCCGAATGACAGCTGGATATACTTCGACCAAAAGGGAGAGAAAAATTATTTCCGTCAGGGGAATTTTATAATTTCAGAAATTATACAAACTTCTTGTTATGGATCGACGAGCGAAGTTAGTTATGGTTATACCATTTATTTTATAAAATAATTATGAGAGTTTATCCTAATAATTTTATAGACCTAGCGAAGCTAAAAGCTAATGGTAGTGTATTGGTAGCAAAAAGTAACGCAGAACATTTTCTGCTTACCTGCATAATGGCAAAAGTGGATGTTAAATTCGAATTAGAGAACAATAAAATAAAGTTTAGCTATGAATGAAATAGAATTACAAAAAGAATACAACCAGCTATATCATAATTATGAGTGTGATTATGCTGAATATGGCGACAGAGAAGCCATAAAAGAAATGGTAGGAAATTATGGTGTTGAAGCATGTAAAAAAATTGAGCGTATAAATGCTTGTTATTGCTTTGAAAAACCAGGAACAAACAATTTTGAATTCCAATATCAATTGCTTTCACGGTTAAAAACGGACTGTGATTATTATCTTGGATGCGGTAGGCGTAATAAAAAGTGTCTTTGGGCTCTAGACGAAAAAGAACAAATAGAAAAGATGAAAGAACTTTGGAACGAAGTTACAGACAAGCCTGAATGGCTCACAATGGATCAAATCCTTTCCTATGAAAAACAAATATGTATGTAAAATAATATAATCATGACAACAAAAGAATTTTTTAACAGGACAACAAAAGAAATGCTGAAAAAGTCAAATGCGATGAAAGAGCTTTCGGAAAGTAATCTAGCAGTGAATGATACTAGAATTGACATTGATTCAATGTGCACAGAAGAACACGTATGCAACTACATCTGGATGCTTCGAAAATATGGTAGTTATTTGATTAAACTTTCAAAAGGGAATGTCTATCAGTTTGATTTAGACTCCTTAAAAGGTTACTGCTGTTCTGGTATAAAGGTATTCTATCATATACATGGCGGATTAATAGAACAAATAACAGAGACTGACGCTATTGAATTAGCATCAGAATGCATAGAAAAATAGATTAAAAAACATAAGATTATGAAAAGAAAACACACAGACGCCTTTTATATCAAAAGGATTGGAGTTGAATTATTCGAACATTACATGGTTAATGATTGTGGGAATGTAGATGAGAGTTCCTATAAAGAAGTAAAAAAAGTAATGCGTGGATATGTGCTTTTGTATCGAAAATTAGACTATTATAGATGCGGTGTTATGATCGGATCTATAAACACAGGAATGTTTGATACGCTTATTCGTAAGCCATCAAATATTTGGAATAGTGCTCCGGTTGAATGCTCTTTGAACACTCAAAATATAGGAAAGTTTATAGCAAAAATAAATGGAGAAAAATTCTATGTTCAATTTAGAACATACGATGATTAATATCAGATACCTAGATTTCCTAGGTAACTGCAAATGGTGTGAAAACAACAAATTCCTTATGACGTACCTATTATTTCTACTTGTTGCCCTATTTTTTGGTAACAATTACATAGACTCAACATTTGTACTGATACTCCTATTATTATTTTTCTTTGAGCTATTTGTGGCTAATAGAAAGTAATATAGAAGTATTTTGTACATTTGTATTCTAATTTATACAACTAAAAAATAAGATTATGAATAAGCTATTAATTACAAAAAGACGTGTATTGAACGTCGAAGAAAAAGAAAATGGTTTGTTGATTACCGACGAAGATGGTAAAGAGATCCAGAACCCTGGTGCATTTATTCTTTCCTATGGTGGAAAGGATAAACTTCTTGCACGCTGTGAAAAAACAGAATTAACGGCAAAAAAGTTTCTTGAAACCTGTAATAAAATTGTAAAAGATGCTTCAGATGATATGTCAGATATGACTTTAGCTAAAGAAGCCTTTGAAAAACTTACTTCTGAAAATGATACAATTGAAACAAATGTAGAGAATCTGAAAGTGATTCTCGATTATTTTAAATTTATGAGCTGGGGCGCGTGGCCAAAAGTGAAAATGTCAATACCATGCAAATTCTTGCAATTTAACTGTGAAGGGCAAATAATTACAGCTGTAAAAATTGAACATAAAATCAACTGCGATGGGCAAATGATTGATAAATTTAAGATAAACGGTTCTGTAACCTGCTTATCTCAATATTTAAACATAAATCGGTTCTAACATTTTATCCGTCGAACGCAAAGGCGTTATCTGGATCGCTGCCAGCGACGGTACAAATAATTAACCAATAAAAACATACAATTATGGCAACAATTAAAAATCTAACAAATGGAAAAACGATTGAGCAAAAAGTTCTTGAGAGCTATTTTGATTCTGAAGTAGAAAAGGTAGAATATGGTACTGACTATTACATAAATGGACATTGGTATCAGGTAAGAGATGCTGAGGACTTTGAAGACGTCGAGGACGAAGATGAGTTTGGGTGGATAAAAAACGAGCCCAAATATTTATTCGAAGACAAATACTATTATATTATTGAACAATAAAAATAAAAACCATGGAAAATTTAAGGAACTACAAAGAAAATGGTATGAACGACAATTATGTCGTTATTGTAAACAAAACACGCTTCGAAATGTGTGACACTTTTGTTACTCGAAAAGCGGCAGAACATTATAACTTGAATAAACTAAACGGGGACGGAGAGGTTCTTACATTCAGAGAAGCCGCTAAAAAATATCCTGAATATTTTAAATTTTAATAATCAAACGCTGCGCTACCGGCATGACGGGCAAATAAAATGAATAAAGAAGAAATATTAAAAAAGAAAAAAGAACTCGGCGCTAAATTCTGCTGGGTTGACAATCGTTATGATAACAGAGTTATATTCTTATATTCTGATAATCAAAAAAGCGCTTTAGAAAGTATTTTAGAAAAAGATGGCTATCTAGTAGATGATAGCTTTAAAAGAGTCTGCAACGATGATAAAAATGGGTCCTATTCTATTGACGATATAAAAAAAGTTTATTATGGGTACAACGACGAAGATTAATATAAAAGTGCAGGCGAACCATCACGGCAAGCCTGCATCTATAAAAACCATGCGACTAATATTAGTTAGTCGAATAGCGCAAAATTATAAAAATATATCTGAATGAACGAACTAAATAGACAAAAAACGGGGACCAACCTTTCGGCCAGCCCCCCTACGTCCTTTCCAACTCGTCATCCGGTTTATAGTCTTATTTAGAACGGACGTTCATGACCAGAGGAATGGCACGATTAAAAGAGATTCATTTACCATATCAAAAATATGGAATCGGAATCAAATCATTGATTTATGAATGCATAAATTAGAAAAGCATTTCAAACAAACAAAATTATTTTATATGTTATACAACACATTTTTAATATATGGAAAGTTTAAGAGAATGTTTTGAGAAAAAATATCCGAAATATGTCAAATTAGTTGACGATTACGCTTCTGCTAATTCCTTGGACAATGCGGACTGGGATAATATTACAAAGGTGGGTTTGAGCAATTTTGTCGATTATCTTGAAGACAATTGCGCTCAATCATCTTGTAAAACATATTCTGCCATGTTTAAAAGCGTTCTAAGCAGATATTCCGATGAAGTTGAACTCCCCAAGGATTATGAGAAAATATTAAGTGTGAAAGGATGCATCAGCCAAAATACGTGGATAACTGATGATGAGATTGAGCGAATAATTTCATACAATCCAATTGGTGCGATCGAACAGATAGTGAGAAACCAATTTATTCTGGAAGCGACTACCGGTGCACGACATTCCGATATTATAAAGTTCACTAAGAGTAATATAGTGGACGATCGACTTATTTACGTTAGCCAGAAGACGCACATAAAATCAGAGATACCTTTGAGCGGTGTTGTAGTTAGGTTCCTGGACGATCTCGAATTTGTCAACCGAACAATCTGCCCGAATACTTTTAACAAGTATATTAGACAGATATGCAAGAATTGTGGAATAACGCAAAAAGTTAAATTGTTCCGGCATGGAATAGATTGCGAAGGAGAAAAATACGAATTTATAAGTTCTCATTCTGGTAGAAGGAGCTTTGCGACAAATTTATATCTACGTAATGCTGATTTATACAGCATCAGCAAACTGATGGGACATTCAGATGTTTCTACTACAGTAGGCTATATTTGCTGCGGTCCGAGGCTAACAGACAAAGTATTAGCTTATTTCAAACAGTTTGAATGAACAAATTTTGCTATATTTGCACAATTATAAAATAAACAATAACAATGGAAGAAGATTTATTAAAATTGAGAAGATCAATCACGCAAGCATGGGAGACATTTTCAGAAGCAGCAGATTGGAGAAAAGATATTGAAGAAAGCTATGGGAAATTATTAGCATGCAGGGAAGATTTGGTTGGATGTCTAAAACATGAGAAAAATGAGGAGAACAGGAAAATTATAGAACGAATAATTTCTGATATAGATAATTTTTATCATACGGACATATTTCCTGACTGGAAATCTTATGATAAAGAGAGGCATTTTCTAGATGGAATGATTCAGTCGTTAGATAATATTATTGAAAAACTTAATATATAGTGATTATGAAAAAGAATTTTTTATTTGTAGCATTAATGCTATTGGTATCGATGTGTTTTACATCTTGCTCAAAAGATGATGATGATGTAATTAAAGATCAAACTGTTTATGTTGGAGATTCCATAAAATTAGAAGGAAAACTCATTTCCTATAGTAATTTTATTGCCCAAATAAATGGGAAATACATTAAAGCTACCCATGTAGGTAATACGAATATATCTATTGATGGGAAGTTAATAAAATTTACGGCCAAGGGTAAATACTCGACCATTGATGACCCCTATATTGTATGGGGAAGTTCCATAGAACAAGTTGAAGCCATGCAGAAAAAAGGGACAATTAAAAGTACCATGATTGTTTCATCAAAACCTTATAATTACGGAGTAATTTATAATAATCTGAATAATCCAATTAATCTAATTGGTTATTTTTTCAATAATGGGAAACTCGTTTATGTAACAATTAATATGAATATTATATATGCGGCAGATTTTCTAAAATATTTGAATGAAAGGTTTATTATGGGATCTTCTAATGGAGATGCAATGGGATTAGATTCTTATGATATTCAATCAGCAAAAACCTGTGTTAGATGTTATGTTAGTTCATCAACAGATTTGGTATGTGATTATTTTGATGCTGATATTTTGAAATAGATTTTGTTTATCATTATTTTTATGCTATAAAACATAAAAATTTGATTTATATTTATTTAACTATTTAAATGAACGAACAATTTAAATGGTTGTACTAATATATTACAAATCAATATTTTATGATTAAAAAATAGCATTTTTACGCGCAATCCAACGCAAGCCAATGCAACCCAATGAAGAGTTCAAATTTCATTTCGGTAAAACGTTAAAAAAATAGTACACGTTTTTTTTGCCATAAAAGAAATTTTATTGTACTTTTGTCTCCGCAATGAAATTCTGGATTGCTCAATAAAGAATATTGAAAGTGCTGAAAAGCATTACTAAATAGGCCCTGCAACTTACCAGAATGAGTTGCGGGGTTTTTAATTAATCCCAACTTCATATTGGTCCGATGAAATGCCGCTGCGATATGATTTATTTTTTGACACAGAGGGACGCGCAAAATCAAAATGGCAAACTGATTATCGAAGCCAGCGCAGCTATAGGTAAGCGAACAAGATAATGATCAATGTCCTATTAAAGTTGATCCGACGAAGCGGGAGAATACTCATGACGGAGTGGAGAGCTTGTTTCAAGCAAGGACTTGTAGAGCAACTATACAGCAAAATTGTATTGCCTCTATAAGGACTAACTGTACTCCTCTCGGAAGAAGCCTAATCTAGAGTATTTGTTAATATATTAATTAATAATATTATTATATTATATATATTCGGCCGAATTTTCAAAAAAACCGGAAAAATAGATTTTCTATTTCAGCTTTTTGTTTATCCTCTCATATTCACACTTTACATCTGTAGCGAGTATTTTCGCGTAAACTTTACTAGAAAAGAGGAAGAAATGTTTTTTACTTTTCTAAAAGCACCACTAGACAAGTCTAACTCTCTCTCCAAATCAGCGTTGCTAATACATTGATTTTCAATAAATTGATTAATTCTTTCTTTTACGTCCATTACAATTATGTTAAATATGATTAATGTGAGGAATATTTCCATCAAAATAATTTGCTATTAAGGAATATATTTCTTACATTTGCATCCGTATTTCAGAAGCAAAGCAGTAATAAAATAGGAAACAAAACGGCAATGCCTCAAAAAACAAACAAAGTTAAGAAAAACAATTCTTATATGAAGAAGAAACCAATTAAAGTTCATAAAGGCGATGTTAAAAAACTAGCTAGCATGTGTGAAGTGTCTCGCAAGACAGTCTATAATGCTTTGCATTGGAACTCTGACACTCTAAATGAGAATAAGGTACGTGAATATGCATTTAAATATTTCGCTAAAAAATTTTAGATATGGAAAACAATATTCAAATTTTCAACAATCCCAGCTTTGGTGATATTCGTGTTGCAGGAACAAGCGAACAGCCTTTGTTTTGTGCTTTAGATGTATGCAATGCCCTTGGGTATTCAAATGGTAGAAAAGCAGTTTCTGATCATATCGATGAAGAGGACGTAACGAAATGTGACACCCTTACAAATGGAGGTATCCAATCAATAACTTATGTGAACGAGAGCGGATTATATTCATTGATATTAGGAAGCAAGCTTCCAAATGCAAAAGAATATAAGCACTGGGTCACAAGCGAAGTATTGCCTTCTATTCGTAAGAATGGTGCATATATGACGAGCGAAGTGATTGAAAAGACTCTTACTGATCCTGATTATCTTATTAGGCTTGCCACTACTCTTAAGGATGAAAGATTAAAGAGGGTGGAAGCTGAAAATAAGGCTAGACTGCTTGAAACAATTAACAAGGAACAAGCGCCAAAGGCTTCATTCGCAGATGCAGTTTTAGCGAGCAAATCCAGTTGTCTGATTGGAGAGCTGGCAAAGATACTTACCCAGAACGGGTATGAAATAGGGCAGAACAGGCTTTTTACATGGCTTCGTGAAAAGGAGTATCTAGGTTGCCGTGGTGAACGATACAATATGCCGAATCAGCAATATGTTGAGAATGGATTATTTGAAATCAAAAAGAGCGTTCATTCCGAGAACGGAATACTTAAAACTACATCTACTCCAAAAGTAACAACAAAAGGACAGATGTATTTTATAAATAAATTTATGAAAAAGGAAGCTGTAATATGCTAACTAGGAATGACGCAAGAATGATCGCAGAAGAGCTCTTTAAATTAATGACAAAAGGAGACGATGTCTTTTTATCAAAAGAAGAGGCTGCTGCATTCATCAACGTCAAGCCTAGTTTCTTTGACCATCATCCGAATTTGTTCGACAGACGCAAGACAGTCCGGGCTTATTCGTACTCAAAAAAGAGTCTTGCAGAGTGGATGAAAAGATAGCTCTACCAAAGTCTTAATAGTAAAGCGCAGTGGCGTAATGGGCGTGATGGAATGTAAGCCCGTATGATCAGCATACAAATTCCCGCTTCCTTAGTATATAAGGAGTATGCGATAGATACTTGGAGTAGCAGGTCGAAATGGCGATGACATGAGCCAATCTTGCAACAAGGGGGGAAATGGTACGATGCCCGTATGGGCACTATTTAATTGGAATTTATTTTCAATACATATAGGGCAGGATGGATTGAAACCCTACCTGCTCACTAGTCTTTTTTTTAGTTTACCTATTATTAGTTATCACTTGACGGCTCCTTTGTGAAAATCAGCCGTTTTTAAAACTTAAAAGATATGAGATATAAAATAAAAACAGAAACATTATTGATTAATAGCATAATAGTTTTAATTACAGCAACCGTAATTCTTCTATTTTTTAAAAAAATTGATATAGCATTTTATGTCAGTTGTTTTACTTCAATTGATTTAATAGTATATGCTATATATATGGAAGTAATTACAAATAAGAAAAGGAAAAAGATAAATGAACAATAAGATCTTTTCCAGCCAGGATGGAGAAAATTTTGAGGAGTTTAAAGAATCTTCTACAAAAATCCGAAATGAAGATCCGTCAGAGCCTTTGAGAACATTTTTAAACTTTGCATCTATTGATTTTTTTAAGGAAGACGATGATGACTTTATTGAATATTTAATAGAAAGAGATCTAGACAAGGCTAATGCAAAAATGCTAGATTATCGATCAAGAGCCTTATCAAAAAAACCTCTATTTAGATTGAAGAAAATTCAGAAGAGGATCTATAAAAGAAAATTATAAATTTTAATATTAAAAACAATTTGAAAAATATGAAAAAGAAATTCATTTACGATGGAGATGTAACAATTTGCATCTTAGAATTTGATTCTAGACTTTTATTTGATAATTTATATAAGCATATTAATGGTGGCCTATCTAAATTTATTTTTAAAACTATTATTGATTCGAGTGAAATTACACTTTACTCTACTAAGGACTTATTTTATTCTGGTATTTTTAGGACTGTAGGAATTTCAAAAAGAATGCAAGAAGATAAATATGATAAAAAAACAGGAGAAGACATCGCTTATTATAAAGCACTATATAAAATGAAAAGAAAAAGAATCAATATGCTAAAGAATTTTAATTCTATTTCATCTGTTTTATTCGATAATATTTTAAACAGTTCAAAAGAAGGAATATTTAAAGAAGCATCTAGCTTCATAGAATTAGGGGAAAAAATTGATAGTTATTCCAAATTTTAGTAATAATATATAGTGAAATTATGTGGAAAAGAGGTGACAATATTAGTCAAGAAATAATTGATGAGACTATAAAAGAGTTACAAAAATATAAGAGAAACGATGATTTTATTTTTGAGGGAAAAATAGATGAGTTAGAATATCAGTGGCAAGTTTGTTCGGTGGAAGTAGAAAAATTATGTAAATCGCTTGAATCTTGTACAGAACTTATTAAAAAAAGAATTATGGAAGAGAAACAATTTAAGGTCAATATATCTAAATGGTATGAGATTGACAGAGAGAAAAGTACGTTTGAAAATATTGTATTCAAACGAGTTGAAAAAGATATTAAAAGGTGGAGTGATCTAATTGGGTTAATGGTTCCCATAGGTTCTACTTTTTTTGATGGAGATTCTTTTTCAAAAATTGCTGATGACGTTGAATTTGAAGACTCATCCAAAGGAACTTTCATTGATGAAAAACATGCGAAGTCTGCCTTGGCAATGGCGCAAATTTCACAATTAATGCCTTATTACGGTGGAGCTATTACAGATGAAGGGTGGTGCGATTATACTTGTAAATATACAATTGCAAGAATGGAAGATCATTACATAAAGGGTACTGCTAACTTTACATATAATTTTCTTGCATTTCATAAGGAGGGACAACGTGATATGTTTTTAAAAAATAACGAGCAATTAGTCAAAGACTATTTGATGATCTAAAATTTTGATTTCATAATATAAAATATTTAATTAACAGGTAATGTTGCTTCCATCTCTGTTGTGAAACACGGATGGATTTTTTTTAAAACTAAAAGAGTATGAAAAATGTAATTATTAAAAGCTTACAACTCGTAAATTTTCGGGGTGAGAAGGATAGGACGACCCAATTTAATCCGGTAGAAACATTTATATGCGGAGGTAATGGTCTTGGAAAATCTAGACATTTTGACGCATTCATGTGGCTACTATTTGGGAAGGATTCACAAGATCGAAAAGATTTCAATATTAAAAGTATTGTTAATGGAAAACCATTAATTAAAACTATCTGCGAAGTAATAGGTATTCTTGACGTTGATGGAGAGGAGATTCGATTAAAACGTGCTTTCGTCGAAGATTGGGTTAAACCACGTGGTCAAATTGAACAAGTGTTCAAACATAATCATACTGAAACATTTTGGAATGATTCACCAATAAATGTTTCAGAATATCAAAATAGAATCAGTTCAATTATTGATGAATCAGTTTTCAAGATGGTTACAAACCCACTATTCTTTGCCAATATGAACTGGAAGGACCAGCGGGAGCAATTATTCCAATTGGCCGGTACAATAACAGATCCAGAAATTGCAAATGGAAATTCAGATTTTATGAAATTACTTGATAAAATATCAGGTAAATCATTCAGTGATTTCAAAAAGGAACTTACAATACGCAAGAAGAGATTGAAAGAGGAGCTTGAAGAAATTCAACCTCGCATCGATCAAACTCAAAAATTAATGCCTGAGTTTGTTGACTTTTCAAAGATTGAATCTGAAATCGAAACAATTGATGCAGAGATCTCAAAGATTGATGCAGAGATAGAAGATCAATCAAAGGCAATGCGCGCTTCATGTCAGGCTGAACAAGATAAGATTCGTAAAATCAACGAATTGAAATCCAAACAACAAAAAGCATACAATGAAGCACTTTCAAAGGCTCGGGAAGATGCTTTCGCTGCAAACTCAAAACACCGAGAGTTAGAATTGTATATCAAAGGGCTACATCAAGATTTATCAAGTGTAAATCGTGAAATATCGAGCCTTGAATATGATTTGTCAAAATTAAAATCACTGGTTGAATCAAAGAATAAGGAAACAGAATCTTTGCGTAAATCATGGTTTGATGAAAATGCAAAAGAATATATTTCAGGGGATAATCAAACGATTTGCCCTTTATATAATTTTTGTTGTGACAACCAAAAGGTAAAAGCCAATCTTGAAGAAGCGAACGAGATTGCGAGACAATCATTTAATAAATCAAAAGCAGATAAGCTTGCTGAAATAACACAAAATGGTGTTGATTTGGGCATTTTAATAGAGAATACGAACAAGGATATTGCAGATATTGAAAACTCATTGATTGCAGTTCATAATAGAGCTAAAAGTATTGAGGATAAAATTACTGATGCAAATATAGATTTAAGTAATAGCTCAATTGTTTCAGTAAAAGAAGTGTTAAAGAATGAATTGCCAGATTGGGCTGAAGCTCAACATATGATTGATGCGATTGAACTCACAATTAAAAAATCTGATAATATTATTGATACGTCTGAACTACAGGACAAAAAGAAGGATTTAATTGCAGAGCGTGATGGAAAGAAGGCTCTTCTTAGTAATAGAGAAAGAATAGATCAATGCAACAATATTATTGCCGATCTTGAATCCTCTGGTAAATTGATTGCGCAGCAAATTGCAAATGCAGAACGTGAAGAATATGTTATTGCGCAATTTAGCAAGAAACGTGTCGATGAATGCGAAAAACGAATAAACGGTCTTTTTAAAATAGTAAAATTCCAATTGTTCGATTACACAATCGAAGACTATGAAAAGAAAAATCCTGTTGAGACTTGTATACCACTTGTTAACGGAGTTCCCTTTCAGGTTGCAAATTCGGCTGATAAGTTAAATGCCGGACTTGATATAATAAATGCCTTAACATCCTTTTATGGAATTACAGCTCCTATTTTTATTGATGGAAGAGAGTCTGTCAATAATATTATAAAAACGAACAGCCAGATAATCAATTTGGTTGTTACGAAAGACAAAGAATTAATCATTAAATAAAAAACAAAATGAAAGAAATTTTTCCAACTGAATTTTCTCTAAAAATGAGAGAAATTTCAAAAGAAACAAATGAATTAGTTTCGAATGATTCTAAAAAATCAGTAATTATTATTTCGACAGAAGAATTAGAAGACGGAACACATATTCTTATATCTGTTCAAGGAACAGGTAGAATGATGTCAAGGGGAATTGCTGAATTTGCAACAAAAGAAGAAACAAGACCTATCTTCGAATTAGCATGTCATGTCATTAAAGATAATATTAAAGAAATTATGGTATCTGATTTAGTAAAACTTCTTTCAGGAGGAGATAATCAAGAATAATAAATATAATGTAAAATGGAAAATAAAAATCAAAACAAATTGCGGGCAACGAAAAATCACGTTCCATCCGTTTTTAACTTTTTTGATCCGGTACAATTTGATACTATGCAAAGAGTTTGTAAATTATTTGCAAGTTCAGAACTTGTTCCTGACATGTACAAAGTTTCAGAGAAAAACTCTCTTGAAAAGGCAATGGCTAATTGTATGATTGCTCTTGAAATTTCACAACGGATAGGAGCAAGCCCATTAATGGTAATGCAGAATATGATTATCATTTACGGGAGACCTTCATGGTCTTCTAAGTTCTTAATTTCAACAATCAACACTTGTGGAAGATTCAAGCCATTACAATATAGAATTACTGAAAAGGGTATGCTTGGAGTGGTTGATTATACGGAATACACTAAAACGTATGTTCAGGGTCAAAATGGAGGAAAGGGATATTATAAGAATGAAGCCAAGAAAATGCAATTTGATGGCAAGAAAATCATGGACTTAGAATGCATTGCCTATACAACTGCAAATGGTTCTGATGAAGTGTTGGAGTCATCACCTGTGTCAATTCGAATGGCTATCCAAGAGGGATGGTATTTGAAAAATGGATCAAAATGGCAAACGATGGCAAAACAAATGCTTATGTATCGTGCTGCTTCTTTTTGGACGAATGCTTATGCGCCTGAAGTATCAATGGGGATGAAAACAATAGAAGAGGTACAAGATATTCATCCTGTTGAAGACGCCGAATATGTTGACGTTACTGATCAGGTCGAAAATGAGAAGAAGGAAAATGCCAACAAAACAACAATCGGTATTGACATGGGATCATCTGAAGGAGACAAAACAGCGAAAATGGTAGTTGATACTGAAACAGGAGAAATAAAAGAACAAAGTTCGGAGACTAAAAAAGAAGTTTCACCTGGATTTTAGATCATGAAATTAAAAATTCTAGGAAGTGGTTCATCTGGGAATTGTTACGTTTTTGATAACGGGAATGAAGCATTAGTTGTTGAATGTGGCATTGATTTCAAGAAAGTGAAAGAATCGGTAGATTTTGATATTTCAAGAATAACTGCTGCATTAGTATCACATGAACATAAAGATCATTCTAGGATGGTCGATAAATTCCTTGATGCTCAAATTCCAGTTTATATGTCTGCTGGAACGGCTAAAAGTCTTAACATTCCAAACAATCATTTTTTGCACATGATAGTTAATGGATCCGTTTATAACGTTGGACATTTTAAAATTCTTGCATTCCCAACGCAACATGATGCACAAGAACCTTTCGGATTTTTAATTTACCATGAGGAAATGGGAATGGTATTATTTGCGACAGATACTTATTATTTGGAATACAAATTCAAAGGTTTGAATAACATTCTAATAGAATGTAATTATAAGCTTGCAATATTGGAATCAAATATTGCAGCCGGTACAATACCTGAGAAACTTCGTGACAGAACAATAAAAAGTCATTGCAGCCTTAAGACATGCAAAGAAATACTTCTTGCAAATGATCTATCGATGGTTAATAACATTGTCTTGATCCATCTTTCAGATGGGAATTCAAATGCGGAGGAATTCCAAATGGATATACAAGAAGCGACCGGCAAGAACGTTTACATTGCCAATAAGGGAATGACTTTAGAATTTAACAGAACACCTTTTTAATTTAAAATTATGACAAAAAAAGAATTAATTAATTCGGTTTCTGACCGCTCGGAAATCAACAGAACAGAATTTGAAAAAGGATTCAACGACTTGATCCAAATTGTAAAAGAAACGATCACAAAAGGAGAACCAATATATATAAGAGGATTTGGTACTCTTAAAAATGTAACTAGGGCAACAAAGTGCGCTAGGAATATAAAAACATCGGAAATGCTTATTGTTCCAAAACATAATGAGCCTGTTTTTAAGCCCTCAAAAGAATTTAAAAAACAGGTGAAAAAATAAAGCTTTGGTTTCATAATTTATGTTTTATAGATAGTCCCACGTGCGAACGCCGGGCTATCTTTTTAGTAAAATTCGGATATGGCGAAATTGGTAGACGCAAAGGACCAATTGTCTATCGTACGAGATAGGTTGATTCGATGACAAGAATCTTTAAAATACGATAAAGTGGCGAATGTATAACTACTCGTAAACCACGTTAAAAAGCAACGAGGAAACTCCTATCGTGCAGGTTCGAATCCTGCTATCCGAACATTCATTCGTGATTATCTGCCGTACACTTACAGAACGAACACTGAACGGCTTAAAGAAGTGTGACAGTCTGGATAGACGGACACCTTTGGAGCAGCGTAGTGGAACGCTTCAAGCTCTGTGCTTTAGAATTATTTTTGTTAACTTCAAGAATAGTTGCGGGTTCGATTCCCGGCTCCAAAGCAAGTAACCCGTGATGGTGAAATTTGTTTTTTCATTTTTAAATTGGTATCCCTCAATGGTTGTATGGTAGTTCGATTCTGCCAGAGGGAACATTAAATGTTTAATTTTAAAAAAAACAAACGATGAAAGCAATTGAGAATTTAATCGGGAAGAAAGTTATTATTCGCTCTTATGGAGCAGGTGTGTTCTTCGGAACTTTGAATGATGCGGAACCATATGGAGACAAATTTATCGTTGAACTGCTTAATAGCAGAAGATTATGGCATTGGAATGGCGCATGTTCTATTTCTCAAATTGCAACTGATGGTACGAAAGATCCAGAAAACTGCCTGTTTACAAAAATTGTTGATCAGCAAGTTATTTCTAGCGTTTTGGAAATTATTCCCGCAAGTGAAAAAGCAATTAAAGTAATAGAAAAAGTAAAAATATGGAAAAAATAGAAGACTTTTTAAGGGTCTCTGAATTCCCAAATGGCTCTGGAGACGGATCTGGAGACGGATCTGGATATGGCAATGAAATTGGAGGAGGCTATGACAATTTCGACGAATACGAAGTCACTGGATATGAATGTGATAATTTCTGCGGATTCGACGGCTCTGGAGACGGATCCGGTTATGGATATCTAAATGGTTCTGGACATGGATCCGGATATGGATCCGGATATGGATCTATTGATGGTTCTGGAGACGGATCTGGATGTTATCCTCTACATGGATCTGGAGACGGATCTGGATATGGGAAATTATGTGAATATGGAGATGACATAAAAGAAATTAACCATCAAAAAATATATAAAATAGATGATCTAGAAACTATTATAGATAGTGTTCATGGTAATTATGCCAAGGGGCGGATATTAGATAATGATTTAACTACTACGGAATGTTTTATAGCTAAATGTGGTAATTATTTTGCACATGGTGAAACGCTCAAACAGGCTTTTTCAGACGTAATCGAGAAATACAATGAGAATAAGCCTATCGAAGAGCGTATAAAGGAATTCAATGAGAAATTTCCCAAAAACGATATACCATATTTGGGTTCTGAATTATTCTCATGGCATCATATATTGACTGGAAGTTGTTTATTTGGGAGACAACAATTTTGCAAAGAACATGAGTTGGATGTGAATAAAAAATATACAATTATTCAGTTCATAGAGTTAACAGAAAATGCTTTCGGAGGTAACATTATCAAAATGCTAAAAGAAAGTAGGAAGTTATGAATAATAACAGGTGATATGGTGAAATGGTCTAACACGGTAGTCTGCAAAACTATTATTCATCGGTTCGAGTCCGATTATCACCTCAACAACGAGCATTGATGTTTTTATAAAAATTTGTTTGGACGAGGGTTCGATTCCCTCCAGCTCCACATTATTGCCAGATAATCGTTAACACGCCGCGTTAGTGCGTGATTCGGGGCTGACTGGTTTTGACAGCAAATAAGTAGTAAGAATGGAGCTCGTTGCAGCCAATCAAATGGCAAAAATGTTTCTTCATGTTTTGTACCACTTAAAGCGGTAGCTTAACGGGCCCGCCCAGAGCCAAATCTGGGCACACGGGGAGGTGGCGAAATTGGTTAACGCACTTAGTCATCGTTAAGATTTGCAAGGAATGTTCTATTAACGGATTGTACTGTACGATAGAAGTTCAAAAATAGAATATTTCAAATACAAATGTCGGTTCGATTCCGACTCTCCCTACAATTATTATGTTGTCTTTCATGAATGCCTTTGTTGTGAAACACGGGCATTTTTTAGTATCTAAATGCTTATCATATATATAAATTAAAAAAATAAACTTATGAGAAAAAATTACTTACGCAATGTTCTCCCTATAGTTGTTTTGACAATCGTTTTTATTCTTTTGGTAAAAGATTTCAACCAAATATCGCATAAAAGAAAAAATAATATTATCCCATATGATTTTGAAACACCTAAAATAAATTCTGATAGTTTAAGATGGAATTACTTGGTTGAGGCAATTATTAAAATTGAAAGCAATGGAATTGATGATACTGTAAACGAGCATTCTGGAGCTACCGGCGTTTTACAGATATTACCAATATACGTAAAAGATGCAAACAGAATTATCGGTAAAAATAAATTCAAATTAAAAGATAGATTTTCTCGAGAAGCGAGTATCGAAATGTTTAATATAATTCAGAACCATTACAATCCTTCTCATGAAATAGTAAAAGCTATTCATTTGCATAATCCTAGGGCAAATAAAGAATATACAAACAAGATTATTGAAGAATTAAACGCATAATAATCTCATGAAAAACGAACAAAAAGAGCCACCTAAATATCTGCTAGATCAATTTTACAAGCATTTGGATGTGATATTTAGAGATTTCCATCACATGCCATTTAATAGCAATACAAGATTATATAATGCTTACAGATTAGCAAAAATGGAATACTACAAACTTAAAAAATATAAAAAAATAGAATCATGACTAACTTAAAATATTATTTTGAATATGAAGATAGCGAATATTGTTATTCACTAGATTTTCTTATTAAGAAAGCAAAAGAAGAAGGGAAGAATGAAATAACTCTTTACGAAGCCATACCAGATGATTCATCAGAATATTATTATTGCGCATTTGCTAACGATTTTTCAGATGCTTCAGACTGTAATAAAAAAAATTGTGAATATTATTGTTCAAAATCTGGAAGAGGTGTTTGTAAATATAGAAGACATGGTTCTATGCCTGGTAAAGAAGTAAAGTTTAAAATAAAATAATTATTATGAGTAAAACGTATGTTGGTTTGGATATTGGCAGTTTGGGTTTTTTGGCAATCCAAAGAGGAGATGAAAAATATTTCTATCCATTATGTGATCATGACATGAAAGAGATATTTGAATATCTAAAAGATTTAAAAGAAGAATCAAAAGGATATTTGGTTTGTGTGTTTGAGGATGTTCACGCCATATTTGGAGTTAGTGCTAATTCTACTTTTGGATTTGGGTTTCAAAAAGGATATATAATAGGTTACCTAATAGCTTTAGGAATACCATACGAAGCTGTTTTACCTAAAAAATGGCAAAAGGAAATATGGACTAATGCGGATATGGTTTATAAAACATCAGGTAAGGTTTCTAAAAAAGGCAAGTTGATAAAAAGTGTAGATACAAAAGCTACCTCAAAAAACGCTGCGAAACGTTTATTCCCTAATATTGATTTAAGACGTACAACGAGATGCTCAACAATAGATGATAACAAAGCAGATGCTTTATTGATGTCTGAATATGCAAGACGTAAAAACCTATAGGATATTCTGGAACAATAAATTCCCTGACTTTTGGAAATGGCATAATTTGATGTGCGAAAAATATGTAATTGAAAAAACAGTTACGGTTAATTTCTATACCGAATTAACATCTCCAGAAGAAAAGATAAAATTATTACAGAAAGCTATTAGCAGCGGTTTAATAGAACGAATAATAGAAATATAAAATGAGTAATACAATAAGCACTAAGGATCTTCCGGAAAAAGTTAATATACCGGATGATGAAAAATGGAGGGTAGAGAAAGCAAACATCCTTACTAAATTAGGATATTGCACGATTGATGCGGCTGAAACTTTTATAATGGAAGCAGACAGCCAATTATCACACATAGGATATGGTCTTAAGCATAAAGACAAATATCTTTTATCACAGGCTAAGATTCATGCTAATATGCTAAAAAACATATTGCAGCAATTAGCTTCAATTCTTTATGATATAAAGGAAAACGAATTTGCATTGGAGGATAGCGATTACATCTATGATCTTATTTCCCTTACAACAGATCGTTCCGGATCAGACGAGGAAGCATCCAAAAAGATACTTTCCATGATAAGAGAAATGCCTAGTAAATTAGGGCTATTTAACTCTCCATGGAGACATCCAGACGGAAATTTATAAATAATACTTAAAATGACAGAAGAAGATTACTTACGAATAAAAGATCAATTGCAACATGAAATTACTTTCTATGAAAAGCATTTTCCATTTGTTGCGAAAGAACGAAAAAGAAGACTTGAAAAACTTGAAAGAGACTATGGAAAATGAAAATTCAACAAGAGGTATTTCGTTTTTAGGACTTTTGTGCATAGCATTTATTGTTCTAAAATTAATTGGGGTAATAGATTGGTCTTGGTGGTTGATTCTATCTCCAATATTTGCAATTCCATTAATATTTCTATCACTAATAATAATCGGTTCTGTAATAAGCTTTATTGCTTTCTTAATAGCATTCCCTATTATTTTAATAAGAAATAAAACAAAATTATGAAAAACAAAGACGTAATAGAGGTGCTGCATAACATGCATGAAGTATTTGAAGATCTGAATAGTAATGAAACGCTGATAATAGCGGATCATGAACTTATAGATCAGTATGATACAGCGCTTAAATGCGCAATTAATACTCTAGAATATATGCAAAATAGAAATATTCTGAAAGAG